ATAATTTTCTATTGAAAAATTATATTGTACGTTTTCAATTAAATTTAAAGAATTTAAATAATTTTTTATGTTATTATCGTAAATAGATAAAAGTTCGGAATAGTCAATCTTTATAAAATCATTATTTTTTTCATCATTATAAGAATGATGTATATTACTTACAGTTGCCCCCCTATTATCCCAATTATTTCTATAATTATTTTTATTATAGTTTAACTCTATATTTTTTAATATTTCGTTTTTATTAAAGTTTATTTTATTTATATTTGAAACATAAATTGGACATCCAAACATATATAATATTTCGTAATTATTCATTTTTCCACCAGGTGTTGAAAGATATTGAAATTCTTTCTATTTCAGAATCATTTGGTTCTACTCTATGCTTTACCCAAGAAGGAAAAAAATACAAATAATTTTCTTCTGGAATTATATTATATATAGTATTAGTTAAATTAGTGTAGCTTTTTAAATCAGTTTCTTTTAAATGGTAGTCTATATAGGTATCTCTTATAAAAGCTAAAAAACTATTTCTAGTCGGGCATTTTAAATAAAAAACTCCAGATAAAATAGAGTCCCCATGTATATGTTCAACATTGGAATCTTTATAACCATTAAAATTACACCAAATGTTATCTACTTCAACTTTTTTATTAAATAAATAAATATCCGAAATTTTTGTTAATTTTAAATTTATTTCTTTAACAATTTTATTTACAATAAAATTATTTTTATCTAAGTCAGGACTTTGCCAACCGCCCCTATTAGACACACTTCTACTTGATGAATTATTTTTTAATAACAAACAATAATTAAAAAACTCATTTAAATCTTCATTAATTTTTTGTTTTATTACTGTTATTTTAAATATATCAATAAATTGAATATTTGAATTATCCATTGTTTTTTAATTCTGAAGGTAATCCTAAATGTGGTCTTCCATCATATATATTTTTTAAAGCGTCTTTTCTATTGATATCATTATAATGTAAAAATACTTGGCCACAGTGTTCTCCCTCAAACTTATTTCTCCAATGTTCACATATTTCTCCTTTATAAAGAAGTATATCTCCTGGTTCTAAATCAATTTTAATTCCATTTGTATTTTCTGTATGATATTCGTCATTAGTTATATAGCCTTTAGAAGAATCTGGCTCAATATAAATTGGCCAAGGATCTCCTCCTAGATTTAATGTCCCAGAAATTTCACATGAAAATCTATCTTTATGTCTTTTAAGAATATCTCCATTTTTATACATTCTAGTATATGTATAGGTTTCAACTAAGGTCTTTTCAATTAATTTTTCTATTTTTGGTTTTAATAAAAATAAAAGAGTATCCATGGCAATATCCCCATAATGAGAATAAGTTCCAGGTGCTTGAGCATCTCCAAAAGATCCAAAATAGGTAGCAAATGGAGGAATTGTTTTAGAATCAATTAAAGTTTTGGATACGCTTCTTTTTAAAAATAGATAAGAAAATAGAAAAAATGCAACTTCTTTTGTTATTATATTTTTATATACTAAAAAATTATTTTTATCAAAGTTCATTTTATTTAAATGGATATCCTAAGTGCCAACAAACTAGACTATATCTTGTTCCTTCTGTAACTGGGCATACTTTATGCCAAACAAAAGATGGAAATATCATAACAGATCCTTTTTCCTTTATTTCTATAGGTTCTACTATATTAAAACCTGTGTCAATATTTCTAAAATCAAATTTAAATTCCCCTCCTTTATAATCTTTAGGATCGGATAGAGCTATAACCGTAGATAATTTTCTAGTTTTACCATATATATTTTTATATTGTTGGTTATCGTAAATATCATCACTAGAATCACAGTGCCAATCATAATGCTGGTTTAATTTATATTTAGTAAACTGACAGTCTTCTGTAAAATCCCATTCAAAATTCCAACCAGCTGCTTTATTAGCCTCGTGTACATATGGATGTATTATATCGTACAACCATTTTTCACTTATCCAAGAAACAAAAGAATCTCTTTTTTTAGATTCACCTAAACTTTGTTTAAAACCAGTAAGTCCTTTTTCTTCATCTTTTGAAGAGCCATATTCCACTATTTTATCACAAATATGTTCGGGTATAGCTTTTTTAAAATAATAATAATAATTTTTTAAAATCATTACACAGATCCATTTGCCACAGTATAAAAAAAATGACTAATGCAATATCTCCCCATTCCAAATTCATTAGTCTTCATTTTAATCTCATCTACTGAATGTAAAAGATAAGATGGAAAAAATATCATTCTATTATTTTTAACTTCTATTTTTTCATTTAATTCATCAAATGTAAGATCTCCTCCTTCAAATTGTTTTGGTTCTTTGTATACCCAAACTAATGCTGTAAATTGAAATACATCAAAATGAGATTTAAAATGATCTGAATCTTCGTAGTAAGATACGAAAGTAGAATCTTTATTAGTTTCTCCAAATTGCCTAGCCATAGGTATGACTGAAGCTAAAGTTTTATGTAATTCTAAATTATGAAATTTCTTTTGAAGATTTAATATATTAGAAATATTTCTTTTTTCATATCTATAATAACTATCTATATACATTCTGTAACAAAATGCTTTTGATTTCTTATTTTCGTCTATAGGAGTAACGGTAAAATTAGTTTCTGCTCTATTTAAATTTTCTCTATAAGTATAAAATTCTAATTCTTTCCAGACAGATTCTAATTCTTTTTCTGAATACCAATTATCAAATACTAAATAGTTTTTATTTTCTTGTATGTTTTGAATGTTATTAGAAATTAACCTCATATTAATTAAGTACTATAAAAAAGCACTGAAGTCAATTTTTAAGTGGGCCAACTATTTTGAGTTCTATATTTATATAATGTTTTTAAATTCCAAACACCTGCGGCACTTGCGGCTCTTGATTGCCCTACGATAATTACACCAGATCCACCACCACCTCCTTGGCCACTTGGTCCTCCAAGGCCACCTCCACCACCACCGCCAGTTTTAGCAGTTCCAAATTGATTATTAGATGCTCCAGGTGCTCCTCCACCAATACCACCAGTTCCACCACCACCGCCGCCTCCTCCTCCAGAGAAATATCCAGATGCTCCAAACGGAGATAGAGATGGATTTATTAATCCCATGTTTTTACCAGCTCCACCAGTTCTATCATTAGTACTACCTGCACCAGTTGCTCCACCACCTCCTGCACCACCTTGTGCTCCACTATTCCAACCTCCTCCATTATTACCAAATCCAAATGGTTGTAATGGTGCTGGCATAGAAGGAACTTGAGTTGCAATACCACCGTCTAATGATCCAGAATGTCCTGCTCCACCACCTGAACCACCATTTGATCCAGGACCTTGTGTTCCACCTTGACCACCGCCTTTTGCTGTTAATGCTAAAGGTGTAGTTGGTGCAAAATTTGTATCATTTCCAAGGGAACCTTGTCCTGCTCCACCTGCTCCAATAACTACTGCTATGGGAGATCCTGGCATTGGATAATTTGGATAATAAATAAGTCCGCCTGCTCCAGCACCACCACCACCATTTTGACCACCGCCACCTCCACCAGCTACTACTAAAATATTTCCAGTAGGTGCTATAGGTGAATAAGTTGTATCACTTGTAATAAGTTCGGTTGTTACAGTTGTTGCAGAAACTGCGTTATTAGTTGTACCTAATATGCTTCCATTATTATTGTCTTGTCCTAAAAAACTAGGCATTATTTATTTCCCAAATTTTATTAATTTCATTATACTTATATTCAATTGACTGTCCATCGCTGTCTTTACCATATGCAATATAACCATTTCCATCTTTAAGATATTCTGGTCTAGCCCATACCATATAAAAAGAAGTATCATTATTTGGATACGGAGGCCACGGTGTTGGAGGAATATATGTCCAAGTTGTTTTGTCTAAAACATATTCTGGATAAGGTTGATGACCATAAAATACATCATTTTCTGGATCATATAGACTACCTTTAGCAGCAAAATTTTTTCTAAAATTACTATTATAAGAAGTTTGTTTCCAATAAACTTCTGGATAACTTCCATTAAATGATTCTTTTATAAAGTCATCTTGAGGTATATTATTTTTTACCCACTCTTCTGACGCAACAGACAAATCTCCCCCTAATGAATTTACACGTTCATTACTTATAACAATTACTCTTAATATCCTGTTATCGGATTTGTTTATTTCAGCAAAGTGAGCCATTATAAAATGACCTCCTAACTAATGATTTCGTACGATACTATTAAATCAATAGAAGTGTTTGTTCCAGAAGATCCTTTTAGTGAATAACCTTCTGTTAGATAAATAGTAGTATTTTTATCTAATGCAACTAAAGTAGATCCAGTTGGAATACTTACTGTAGTTAATAAAGATTTATTATTTGTTCCATCACTAACTTGTAAATTTAATGTAGCTGCTGATGAAGCTAATGTATTTGAAGCTTGAATAGATTCTATTTTCCACACAGCTCCAGAACTTGCTGCGTTTACTAACAGTGTAGTGTTAGCAGTTGTAATCATAGTAGTTACTAAAGTAGCTCCTAAAATTGATGTTACGTTTACTATATTTGGATTTGCCATAATTATTTACTCCTGTTATATTTTATCCGAAAATTAAAGTCATTGCAATAGACTTACCTGTTGATACTGGTGCATAAGTTGTAAAACTTAATACCCCCGCTGTAGTTCCTACTAAAGCTGCACTATTTACTGTTGGAAGAGCCGTTGGAATGCTAAAAGATATATTACTAGCAATCGTAGACCCTGCATATAATGATGCATAATTTGAGTTATCTGCATCACCAAATCTTATTTCATTTTGATTTGGTAATCTGATAGTAGATAAATCAGAGTTTATATCATTGGCATTTGTTCCATCAAGATAAATAAATTTAAAGCTTTTATCAGTTGCTCCCCAAATTACAGAAGAACCACCAACTTGATTAAAAGCAAGTGTATATGCACCTGTGGTTGCATTATCTATAGTGTATGTTTTTTCAATTCCACTAGCTACATAAACAGTAGCGTTAGCTGCTAAAGTTCCTGTAAATTTAATAACAGCATTTCTAGCATCTGATATTGTAGCATCAGTCATTACTAAAGTTGTGTTAGTAGAAGTAAGTGCAATTGCTTGATAACCAGCAATAGCTTGTTGTAATAAGTTTAAATTTGTATTAGTTTTATCGCCCCAAGTACCCGAGTTTTCACCCGTTACCATTAGTTCGAGTTTAAGATCTGTAGAAAAACTAGATGCCATAAGAATTCCTTTTAAATATTATATAATAACTAATTTTAGTTTGATTAGGCCGCTATGTCAACAACAGTCCAAGTATTAGTTACACCTATATCTACAACAGCCCAGGCACTAATAAATAATCTACCTGTATTTGTAGTCATTTGAACCCCAGTAGGGAATACAAAAGTAGTAGTAGCTGCATATACATCATTTACTGATGTATTTAATAAATTTGTTGATAAATTAACTATAGTATTAGGTGTAGCATCTTCATCTCCTAAACTAATATTAAGTAAATTAGTACTTGTATTTACATTGGCATTAGCCGTAATGGAATAGGTTCCTATAGTTGTGTTTAATTGATTTCCAATAACATTAACTTCAACTGACGGTACAACTACCTCTTCTCCACCTTGAGAAATATCCATTCCACCTATATTGCCCCAAGAACCAGCTCCCCAAACTTCTGCTCCCCAAGATAAATCTCCAGGGGCAGTTACTTGAACTATAGTATTTGCATTTACGTTTTCAGAAGTAAACCCTATAGTTGTATTTAATAAATTAGTACTTAATGTTAAATTAGCTGCTCCTGTAATTGTAGGAGATGTAATAGTTAGTGTTAAAATATTAGTGCTAAGAGATGCTACAGCATTCTGTTCATTATAGATTGTTTCATCACCTAATTCTGATTGAGTAGCAGTAACTTGCCCCCAAGAATAATTTCCAAATGAAGATTGTCCCCAAGTTGTAGCTGTGCCTGGTGTTGTAACAGCAACTGTTACACTAATAAAATCTTGTCCCCAAACTAAGGATCCCCAAGATAATCTTCCCCAACCTGTTGAATTATATGCGTCTACTGATCCAGTAGAAATAATATTAATATTATCTCCACCATAAGAAAGAGATCCCCACGAATTATTTCCGTAGGCTGTTAGACCAGGTGACGTTACTTGAACTGTAATATCTGCCACCTGGCCCTCCTAAAATTATGCGATTCTTAATATAGCTGCTGCACTTGTAAATGCTGGGAATTGAATTGTAAACGTTCCTGAAGTTGCAGTTTTGTCACCGCCAAAGTTTAATACACAAACTGCTCTTTTAGTTGCACTTGTTGTATTATTATAAATTAATGCACCGCCTGCTGTTAGTGTAACTCCTGTAAAAGATAAATCCGCAAAAGTAACTATTGCTGTAGCTGAATCTAAAGAAACTTGTTGAGAAGCTAATAAGCCACCTCCTGCTGAATAAGTTCCAGTAGGGTTAGCCACTTCTCCACTTGTTGTGTAAACAGTTGTTGCTGCTGATAAATTAGCTGCTGATGTATATAATGCCAAATTAAAAGATTGTCCTGAACCTGAATCGAAATCGTGTACTCCACCTAAAAGCTCTGCTTTAAAGCTGTTGCACACTGCTTGTACTATTGCCATATGTTGTACTCCTTATAGTTGTTATGGTGATGGTGAGTTAATTTTAATACGTAACACTCCATCCTGAAATTCGTCTCTGCGTCTTCTACCTGTTTGTTCTAACGCAAATCCTTGTAATGCTGTATTATACTTGTCTTGATATAGTTTGTACATATCCATCGGACCTTTTAAGTATGCATAAGCTTCTACTAAACAAGCATAAAGTAATAGTTCTGGGGCATTTACACTAATATAAGTTTCAGTATTTGTTGCTGTTAGTCCGTCTGGTGTATAAACATAGTCTAAAGTTACTGAATAAGCTGCGTCTGGTGTGGGGGCTACTTCAATAGCACTTTCTCTAAACATTGCATAATATTTTGGAAAACCAGTAGTTCCAGATGAATTATACTCAGTTATGAATGTATCATCTCTTGGCTCTAATGCTACTTGAACAGAGGAACTATTTGTTGCGACCACGGATCTTACAATTAAAGCACGTCTATCTGTATTTGTTCCAGAAGATCCTGATGAATTAGGTAGAGATAAATATTTATTATTACTTGTAAAACTAGATGTAGCATATTCTCTAGAATAATCAGCATCAGTTTCTCTAAATATTCTAAATTCAGAGTCTCTAATAAATCCATCTACAACTGTAGATGATAAAACTTCTGCACCTACTTCTGTATAGTTTCTAATTTTTGCTACTAGTTCTGCGTATGTCATGATATAGTTATAGTTACGTTTCCGACAGCTGAATAAGCTTGTCTAGCTGCATTGATTACATCACCACTTATTCCAGGCTGCATTCCAATTGAAAGAAATTGTCCAGGCCAATAATATAAATCTAATTGTACTAAACATCCTCCACCTGGAACAGTATCTGATCTAGCATTTTTAAGTCCTTGTGGATCTGCTTTATGGTGTCTTGGATCTAATTGAGGTTGTTTTGGTTCATATTCACTAAAATGTACAAAAGAGCCATTCCATTCTCTTTTCATTTCCACGTATGGAAATTGCATTCCTGATCTATCTGAAATTGATAATGATCTTTTACCTCTTGCAAATGCCATTAAATTCCATCTCCAAAGTAAGAATAAGGTGATATATAGGAGCTTGTTCTTTGAGAATCTTCTTCTAAAGCTCTTTGTAATTCATCCTCGTATATTAGTTTTAATCCTTGAACCCTATCTGGAGCAAATTTTTGTCCTAGATAATATGCAAGTCCTGAAATCATACATGGTAAAAATCTATAAGGAACATTGGCTTGATCATTATAATCACCAGCATCTTGAATTCTGCTAATGTAATAATATTTTAAATAAATATATTGAGCACAATCTGGTGTTAGATATAAACTAATAGTTGGGTTAATTTGGCGATTCACATAGTATTGTGAAGGTTGTCCTTGTTGTCCTTTATTAGGAAGAGCTGCATAAGCAGATCTATCAATTTTATCTAA